CTAACACGCCACTCCATCGTCGCCAGAAATTCTAGGTCGATGGAGTTGGGGTTGAATACCAAGATGGGCGCCAGACCAGTGGGCTGGAAGATGTTCGACCAGGTGAATGGCCCTGAAGTAAGGTCATCGTATTCGTCGAAATCTTGCAGCGCCGACATGTTGAGCGGGTACGAGTTCATCTGAACGCCGCGGTACGCCAGCTTTCCTGCCATGAGCATGCGCGGGCACTGCCTCTGAATGAAGTGCCCTGCGACGGTGTCCCACGTGTCGGCGGACCCACCAAACGCCGCCTGCGTGTTGATGACTCCGGCGTAGACGACGCCTGACGTGGCGTTGATGGGGTTGGGATTTACCATCTGCACCGACATTGCTGCTGGTACCAATGACGCTTGCGGCCCCACCCCTCCCATGTCAAACACCACGCGCTGAGCGTTCGTAGTGCCGTTGATCGGCAACGCGGAATTCGCATCAGCTACGCAGGCTATGTTGGTCCACTCATTTGGTGCGGTGGCGTTTGTGGAATTATGACGAAAAGGCGCGAAAACCAGGAGACGAGCTGACGAAGAGAATCGGACAGTCGTCCTGACCACTGTGTAGGATGCGGTCGCGATCGGCAGCGGCAGGTGTTCAGGATTGAAGGCGTCCCAGCACTTGAGAGTGTGTCCAATCCTGTCGCCGTAACTGCGTTTCGTGATCGCTCCGGCACCTTGGGTGATCGGGATGACTGGCGCCGGTCGGGGTTGTGATGACCGTCGCCTCGTTCCTTCGTAGCCCAATCCTGGTGGTGGAGCAACTTGTTTTGATCGCTGCTGGTTCTGACGATCGAAGTTGGCTCGCAATGAGGCCCTCGCCGCTCCGGATGCTTTGTTAAGAGCATCTTGCTGGCGCTTAGTGTAGCTCATAACGCTCGTGAAGATCAACAAGGTTTTGGAACTATAAATAATAATGCTATCAGTTGGAAAAACGCCTGCGTGGTAGCGTAAAAACAATGGCACGAGACGCGAATCGCTTGTGTACGATGCGTGTGAAACGAAAGGTGTTGGCACACCACGGTAAATATCGGCCTGCCGTACCTCTTAATGAAAAGAGTCGGGGGACGGCCACGCCCCCACCATCCAGTCTCCCCTAACCAACCGAGGCATCCCACCACGCGAGGTTACACGTGATTTTCATTTGATGGGAATAAACCCTCCTCGACCGGCTCCCACCCCGCTTGTCAGGCTGCGGGCGTTCCCACCGGGGGATGTACTGACATACTCTCCATCACACTACGCGATGGCTGTCGCGCAGAAGGGTCGTTGTGCTCGCGAGAAAACGAACCACCGTTAAGATTCGTTAGTATGCTGGCCTTCACCTCAGAGAGGTTGCCGGTTCCTCTCACCTGGCTCCAGTCGGGATGCCATCCCCGCACGAAGAATATGGCGCAGTGCATAGGTGGTCTAATGCAGTCCCAGGATGCGTGTCCGCTGTCCGACCCTCAATAGCTGGCCGTTCAACTCGCAACGCACCGGAGGCAAACTCGTAATAACCCAATGAGTTCCTG